CCGGCACTTGTTGCTGGGCTTGCAGTTCAGTTAGCTATGAAGTTGCCTAATGGCATGGAAAGGCTTCAGATGCTTAAAGCAATGTACGATGAGCAATGGATGTTAGCTTCGGATGAAGATCGTGAAAAGGCTCCGATAAGGTTCGTGCCTCGGCAATCGTTTAATTACTAGGCGGGTACATGCCTTCTAAATACTCATCTGGTAAGAACGCAATAAGTGAATGTGATCGGTGTGGGTTTAGGTACAAGTTAAAAGAATTAAGACGGCTAGTAATTAAGACTAAGAACGTAAATATTCTAGTCTGTGGTAACTGTTGGGAGCCGGATCAGCCGCAGTTGTCTCTAGGTCTGTATCCTGTATCTGATCCTCAAGCGGTACGTAACCCAAGACCAGATTTAAGTTACTATGCAGCAGGTAGTACTGGATTACAGATAGAAGAGCTTACTAGCCCTACCCCAGCAGAGCTTGCTGATCCTCTGGCTAATGGGATACAGAGTATAGGTAGTCGTATAACTCAGTGGGGGTGGGGCCCAGTGGGATTGAATAATGTGCTAAACTTACCGAATGTTAACAATGATCTAATATCGGTTGGTGCGGTTGGGACAGTAACTATAGTAGTAACTTAAAGGAGCATATCATGGCTAAAGGTGGAAAGACTAACGAGCAAATGAAGCAACTAGGTCGCGGCCTAGCTAAAGTAGCTAACCAGAAGAAACCAGTGCGTAAAGTACCTGTATGCGCCCCTAAACGCGGTATCTAAGGAGTATAGAATGAGTGAATTTAACTTTTTCCCCGGGGATACAGCTAATCCTTGCGAGAAGTATACCCAGCCAAAGCCATACAGCGTAGACCTCAAGAACAGCAGCTACCCTAATAACGTGGCTAACACTCAGACTGAGAAGACTCGTGGTACTGGTGCAGCTACTAAAGGTAAGAACCACGCTAGGTTAAAAGTCGGCAAGTAATGAATTACGCTGAGCTTACGTTAGCAATCAAGGGATACTGTGAAAACACGTTCCCAGAGACGATCTCGACGTTTACAACGGCAGAGCAGATTGCTACGTTTGTCAGAAATGCTGAAGAACGGATATACAACTCTGTTCAGTTTCCATCGCTCAGGAAGAATGTAACTGGGGTTTTAACAAATAGTAATAAGTACTTATCAGCCCCCTCAGATTTTCTAGCGGTTTACTCAATGGCGGTGATAGACGCAGCCGGGGTATATTACTTCCTGCTAAACAAGGACGTTAACTTTATTAGAGAGGCGTTTCCTAACCCAGCTAATACGGGTAAGCCTACGCATTACGCTCTGTTTGGGCCTACGACAACAAATACAGACCCAGCCGTTGTAACAAATGAGTTGACCTTCCTTCTTGGGCCAACCCCTGATTCGGCGTATGACGTAGAGATGCACTACTACTACTATCCAGAGTCTATAGTCACAGCAGGCACTACTTGGCTTGGGGATAACTTCGATCCGGTACTGTTGTACGGGTCATTGCTTGAAGCTGTTGCCTATATGAAGGAAGAACCTGAAGTATTGGCTACGTACCAGAAAAGATACGACGAAGCATTAGCAATGGCTAAACGTCTGGGTGATGGCATGGAAAGACAAGATGCCTACCGATCTGGGCAAGTACGAATAGCCGTAACATAATAGAGGTACTAAGTGGCACTATCCCAGACATTATGTACGGTATTTAAAACTAACCTGCTAAGTGGGTTAGAGGACTTTAATACAGGTACGATTTACACATACAAAGTTGCTTTGTATACTGTGACAGCGCCATTAAACGCAGATACACTTGCTTATACAACGGATGGGGAAATTACTGGGACTGGGTACGTGGCAGGGGGTAAAGTTCTAGCCCCAACAGTTCCCGCTAGTAGCAGTGGTACGGCGTACGTAACATTTGCCAATGTGACTTGGGACCCCGCCCAGTTTACTGCATCAGGGGCATTAATATACAATAGCACAACAGGGGCTGCAGTTGCCGTGTTAAATTTTGGTGGGGATAAGACTGCAACTTTAACATTCCAAATACAGTTTCCAACTGCGACAGCGACAACCGCAATTATTAGGTTTTCCTAAAGGAGTTTCAAATGATCTCAAACAAAGCTAAATCTGTAGATAAAGTAGGTGGGTGTGTTCTGTTAGGTGGTGCAACAACTTCTGCTGCTGGTGGCGCTGGCGTATTCACGATTCAGTGTATCGACAAAGACGGCAAACTGAAATGGGAAGAAAAGAACCCAAATCTGGTTGTTAACGAAGGTCTTGAAGACATGAATGACAAGTACTTCTCTGGATCTGCCTACACCGCAGCTTGGTATCTAGGTCTGATTACTGGTCCCGGTTCTGGCACAACCATTGCTGCAGCGGATACCTTGGCTTCACACGCAGGCTGGACTGAGTACTCAGACTACACGGGGAACCGCCAAGCTGTAACTTTTGGTGGCGCAACTCTTGCCGATCCTTCAGTTATTGATAACTCAGGCGCACCTAATGCGTTTGTTATTACAGCCCCCGGTGGCACTGTTGCTGGTGCATTCCTTACTGATGTAGCTACTGGCACAGGAGGTATTTTGTTCTCAGCTTCTGACTTCCAATCCCCCGGTGATCGTGTTGTAGTTGCTGGTGATACTTTGAATGTTACTTACACATTCAGCCTTGACGCTGCATAAGGAGATATAAAAATGGCAACGAAATTTACTAAAGGTCAGAACGTAAAAGTTCAAGCAACCGCTCCTCAAGGTCCGGTACAGGCACTTCGTATGACAGAAGATGGAGACTTCTTCTACCATATTGAGTGGACCGATTCTGACGGGGTTAAGCAAAACCGCTGGTTCCCAGAAGCTGCTTTGACCGAAGCGTAATGTGTTTGGAATCTCATCATTTGCGGCTGCACCATTTGCGTCACTAGCAGGAGCCTTTCTCAACGCTGAGGTTAGCGAGTCAGCTTCTGCTTCTGATGCTGCTGCAGCAGTACTAAACCTTTCATCAGCTATAGCTGAGTCTGTAACAGCTTCGGATCAAGTCTCTTCAAGTCAGTACCATACCTCTGCCATACAAGAATCAGCTTCTGTATCAGACTCAGTCTCTACTTCTCCAATTTTTGTTGGGGTGATACAAGAAAGCGTAACTGCGTCAGACTCTATTGCAGGAAGCCCTGCCACTTCTGTACTCATAATTGAATTAGTTTCCGCAACAGATGCAGTAACGGCAGCCGCTGACCTCAGTTCTGCGATAGATGAGGCTGCTACAGCCTCTGACCAAGCATCAGCCCTCCGTGAGCTACCCGGATCAATACAAGAATCCTCTACCGCATCTGACCAAGTGTCATCCGTTGTTGGGTTTGCTTCGGATATTGCAGAAACCGCTACTGGCGCAGACCAAGTCTCTGCCATTGCTATATTCTTAAATAATATTAATGAGGCAGTTACTGCGACCGATACAGTTGAAGCTCTTGCTACGTTTGAGACTGCGGTTGATGAGAGCGTTACAGCAGCAGATCAAGCAAGTTCAAGTGAAGACTTTGCCTCAGCCGTTATAGAGAGTGCCACAGCCGCAGATCAGGTAGACGCAACTTGCAGTTTGCCCGGAAGCATTGCAGAGTCTGCAACTGGAAGTGAGCAGGTCTTTGCGGCAGCTATATTTGCCGTAGACATTCATGAGCTAGTCACTGCACAAGATGCGATAGTAGCGGTAGCTACATTTGTCTCAGCTACAGATGAATCAGCCTCTGTTTTGGACTCTACTTTAGCGGCTCTAGACTTTGCAGTGGATATAAGTGAGTCTGCAACTGCGTCTGACCAAGTGTCTGCAAGTGGAGAACTTGCTGCCGCCATACAAGAGTCTGCCACTGCAGAGGATCAAGTCTCCTCATCAGTAGAGCTAAACAGCGCTATTCTAGAGTCAGCAACAGGAACTGATGCAGTAGCTTCCCTAGCTGAGATGAACTCGGCTGTTATAGAGGCTGTCTCTACTTCTGATGCTACGGCAGCTCAAGCCGTATTTGAAGTTGATATAGCAGAGCAGGTAGCGGCATCTGAGCAAGTAATTTCTGGGGTAGACTTCAGTTCAGAAATTCAGGAAAACGCCACCGCATCAGATCAAGTAACATCTATTTATAATATTAATAGCTCTATACAAGAGTCTGCCGCTGGGTCAGAGGCTGTACAGGCATTAGTTTACCTCAATAATTTTGTTATTGAAGGGGCTACCATTTCTGATGCTGTTGAGAGCATGGCGGAGTTCCACTCAAGCATACAGGAACTGATTAACGCCGCTGCAACCCCTTCTTCTGCCGCTAACTTTATAGCTTCAATTAATGAATTTGCTCAAGGCTTAGATTCTCCTACTAGAAGGCTTCTTTGGGAGCTAATAAATGACTTTGAGGTTACCAACTGGAATACAATAAATACTGCTGATTCATCTCAGTGGGCTAATTTAAACACTGCTGCGACAACGACTTGGGACACAATAAATACTTCAGAAAGTGCAACTTGGAGTACAATAAATACTTCAGATACAGGTGGTTGGCAAGTGATTAAAACTCAACCATAATAGGAACATATGGCACTCATCTTAGCTGACAGAGTAAAAGAGACTTCCACTACCGCAGGTAATGGCACATTCACGCTTGCTGGGGCTGCAACTGGATTTCAATCCTTTGCCATAGTAGGCAATGGAAATACCACCTACTACTGTATCGCAGGACAAGGTACTAATGAGTGGGAAGTCGGTATTGGAACATATGCAACTTCTGGCACTACCCTAACCCGCACTACGGTTCTATCTAACAGTTCAGCAACAGAGCCAGCAGCTCTGGTATTTGCCGCTGGGACCAAGGACGTATTCGTTACTTACCCTTCAGAGAAGTCAGTCAATCTGGACGCATCAGGTAATGCAACTGCATTAGGTACTCCAGTAGCCTTTACAGGCACTAACATAACCGGCACAGCTACAGCCTTTACAGCTAGTAACGTAACCACCAATGCTAACCTAACAGGTGAAGCTACCTCGTCTGGGAGCAATGCAGTAACCCTAACCAACTCAGCGGTTATAGGTAAGGTAATTACTGGGTATGTCTCAGGGGCTGGCGCAGTAGCGGCTACAGATACCCTTCTTCAGGCAATACAAAAGTTAAATGGCAATACTGCCGCAATAGTGGGTGGTCCTGCTTTAAGTAATGATACGGCGACCGCAACTAATGTTTACCCAGTATTTGCTGCTGCGACAACAGGTACGCCAACTACAATTTACACATCTAATTCAAAGCTGCTCTACAAACCATCAACTGGTGAGCTGGCTGCTACTGCCCCTATAGCTGCCAATGGATTAGTATTAAATGCGACTACTGTAGCAACAAGTTATACTATTGCCACTGGGTACAATGCTTCCTCAGTGGGTCCAATTACTGTGAATGGCGGTGTTGTAGTCACAATAACTTCAGGGCAGCGTTGGGTTGTCTTATAAATAAAGGATAAATCATGGCAAGTAGTTACTCAGCACTTAAGATAGAACTTATTGCTACAGGCGAACAGGTAAATGTTTGGGGGTCTACAACTAATACAAATCTTGGTACCGCGTTAGAAGAAGCTATTGTAGGTA